TTGAGCAGAGCGCGATGCACTTGTCTTCGGCCTCTTTGATCGCTTGCTTGTACGCCCCATTCGCCGCAAGTTTGTGAACCTTTTTGGTGTTTTTCCGCAAGACGTGGTGAAAGTCGATGATCGCTGGGTGGGCCGCGCCGCAATGGACGCATTCTTTGGTGCTTTTGTAGGCGATCCACATTTGCCGGTAACGCTCTTTGTTCCGAGCGGTCGCCGCCATATGTTGTTCTCTGTTGCGTTGATACCACGAGTTTGTGTTTTGACGTTGGTCTTCGGGGTTTTTGTACGGCATTAAAACTCTTTTGGATCGAAGCCCATCACCGCAGAGATTTCATTGCCGAGCTCGAGAAACCGCTCGTCGTGCTGGGTCCAGTCAGGGTCTTGATCGAGGAACCGCTTAAGGTGGACCATTTCGTGCGCGACCGTCTTAACCAGCGTGTCGAGGTGACCGACTTTAAGCGTTGAGATTGTGATGACGTGCGGATCGGCCTCATAAAGCCCGTAGACGTCTTTCAGAGCTCGCGCCTTAAACTCTACGTCTTTGCTCGGTGGAAGCCGCCAGCGGTCCATTGGTGGCAGTTGGATAAGGGTTTCGTAGACCACCCGAATGTTGTTTCCGGTTACGAGCTTCATCTGTAAGAGTGAAGCATAAAACTATGACAAACAATAGAAAAGCCCCGCCGAAGCGGGTCTTAGGGTTGTTGAAAAACTGAATCTCACCCGTAGGATGAGTCAGAATGGTACGTCGTCTCTTATGTCATCAAACGAGTTCCCCGACTGTTTTTGAGGGTTTGCTTGACGGGCCTCTCTCGGTGGATCGGGGTCAAAAAGGTTGAATTTCTGATTAGGCAAATGGTGAAGGCTCAAAAACATATTGCCCTTATCGTTCTGCGTGATAATTCCGACCTCCTTCCAGCTTGTTTTCTTGCCCTCGCGGGTTTCATACTCGTGGGCCGCTAAGACCCTCTTAAATACGCTCATTCGATCATCTCCGTCCTAGAAAGTACTTCAAACATAGCGTCCACCTCCGCAAGAAACTGGATCGCTTCAGACTCAACCTCTGCGATCTGCTCTTTCGTAGGATAGAAACGCCGCACAAAAAGTTGATGTTGCTCATCGACCCGAGGATCGAACGAAACAAAATCAACCCATTCCCTTTGCGTACACGCTAATTGCAAAATAAGTTGCGGGTAGTGATACGTGGGGACGACTCCATCAAGAATCGTCTGCAAGTGTGTCCCCGTCGTGGGGCATTTGATCTCTATCAGCCCATCGGACCCCACGAGGCCATCGGGAGACGAGCCTAAATTTTCCACTTTTGGGTGATCCACAAATCCAACCTCCCGCACGAGCCGGCCCGTAGCCGCCTCATAAGCCGACTTCGCAAGCGGTTCGGTATCGGTCCCCCATTGCATCGCGCCGGTCGTGTATTTCGTGACAATGTCGCCCGTCATACGCTCCGCGAGTAGCTCGATCTTGAGGCTCTTGCGCTCCGCTTTGTCACTTTTTTCTCCCCCCTCTTTCTTAGGTTTGAGGTAGGCCATCGCGGAGGCCATACGCGAGCCGGTCAGTTTCCCGCACCGGTCGTTCATCCAGTTGCCAAAATTGTCCCCTCTCTGAAGGCTCGTCATATCCGCACCCCCATCACGTCTGTGGTGTATCGCATCCACGTCGGGTCGAAAGCGATCTTCTTGCCCGTTGCCTTAAACGTGCAACCCCAGTTGTGACCGCCAGCATCAGCTTCTTGAATCTTTTCCAGTTGGTCGAGCCGTTGCAATAGCCGCAAATGGTGGTAGACCGCAGTCATCGAGCAACCCAAATGGTCTGCAATAGCTTTCGAGGTCCGTTGGGTGCGGCAGAAAGCGATGATCGCCTCATGCGTCTTTGTGAGCTTCTTCGGAATTGGAATGGGTGCTTCTTTGTAGCCGCAGTTTGGGCAGGTGATCATCTGTTCTTCTCCTTTAGTTTGGCTTCAAGATAATCCGCAAACTCCCAAAATCCACCGCTTGCCTCTTGGGTTTCATCAAACGCTTCGTGTTTGTCGGCATCCGTCAGCCCAACCCATTGACGCCCTATCTGAGCATCACGAATTACAAAACCCCTGCGGCGCACTTCCTCTATTAGTTGCTCGTCGGTGCAATCAATCATGCGTTTTTCCTCCGCAAGTAGTCTTCAACCTCTCCAACAATGTCGAAAAAGCGATCTTTGCTGATTCGATTGACCTTAGAAAAAACCCACAATTCTTGCTTTTCAAGCCTATTCAATCCCTTCCACCCCTTTTTTTCCGAGCCTTTTTTGAGGTTGATTAGGCCGCGTTGGTTGAGCTCCTTCCAATGCGTGTCGAGTATGGTTTTGGTATAGGCGTCTAAGTCGATCTCGTTCATAGGTACTCCCCCACCGAGTCATAAAAGTGTTCTTGCACAGATAAGAGCTCCGCAAGCACCTCGGGGCTATGCTCGCCGTGTTTGATCTTCGACCGGAGTCGCTCGCGAAATTCTTGTGCGGCACATTTGGCCTCGGGAGCGTTTATGTAGGTCTTTGCGTCATCTGCGGTATTGCACTCAAAAGAAAGGGTAATCATTGCTTCATCCCCCATAACTGAACGCACGTTGACTCGAGCCGAGGGTCAATAGGATTAAGACGGAGAACGTCGCTTGCGCCTTTGTTGTAGGCCGCAATCATTTCCTCGAAATCAATAAACTGTTTGGCTTGTTTTGCTTCGTGACCTTCTTGAATGCGGTGGTAGCCGGCGGTTAAGAAAATCCCAATCATGAAACCTATGAACCAATTCATTTCATCACCCTCTCTTTCGCGGCGTCCTTATATTCGGTGACCGCAAGCCGCAGATTCTTCGGGATCGACTCCCAAAGGCTTTTGAGCTCGTCCTCGGTCTTAACCTCATCAAACTTGACCTTAAGGTTGTCGGCCTTTGGAGTCGGTTTGGGTGCTTGCATCTTAGGCGAAAGCATTTCGTCTGCGCTTGCAATGTCAGACCCCAGCCAGCCGGCGTGAGCCAATGCTCGGCCTATTGCGGAGCTCTCAGCATTCTCGAGTGCGCTCGTTGCGTTGATCCGGCCCTGCGCTCTGAATTCCTCTGCGTGACCAATTGCGAGAGTAACCCCAGCGGCGTCAGCAACCTCCGCACGAAAAACCACGCGATCAGCGTCGTGTACCAAAAGGTCAGTATGGATTTGCCAATCGGGATGATCGGCCCTCATGCGCTTGATGCGGTAAGCGACTGTTTGATAATCCTTCCCGCCTATTTTGACTATTCCGTCCATTTGTATCCTCCGTTAAATAAAGTTCAACATAACAAAAATAGCTATTAGCACGAAGCAAACCCCGAGACCGTCGAGCCAGTTGAGCTTGAGCTCGTCGTCGGTAAAGTCGTTTCTGCGCGACTCGATCTCGCGAAATGCATTTTCGCGCTTGAGTGCTTCTTTTAAAAGTGGTGACATAAAATCCTCCGATAGGGGCCGGAGCCCCGTTGTTTAGAAATTGATGGGCTGAAAGCCGATAGGCGCGACGTAAACTACTTTGCCGGATTCGCAAAGAATAATGTCGCCAACCGAAAGCGAGTGCATCGGAGCTTTGCGGGTGATCTTATTCTCGGGACCAATGTTGCCAATCTCAAAGACGTCGCTTAAAGAGTCGGCCTCAATATCTGCAACCACCTCATAAAGATCACGAGCGGCGGCAATTGCGTTGTCCGTGGGTGACATGATGGTGTCGAGATACAGTTCGCGAATTGCGTTGTTCTCGTATTGCTCGTCAGAAAGATTGATTTGAAAGACTGTGTACTTGCTCATTTGACTATCTCCTTTTAACCGGTCTGGGAGAAATTCTCGACCGTGGAGAAAGTATAAATCAGACTGTTTGCAAATGTCAAACAGTATCTTTAGGGGATTTCCCTAAGTCTTAAGCAAACGGTCTTGCGCCGTTCCTATCAATAATGAGAGCTTGCCGGCGGGGAGCCGTTGCGGGGTCGTTGGGGACCGAAATATGGGTCCACGCATCAAATTCGACGATGATTTGATCGAGGGGTAGCTCTGCGGCGATACAAGCCTCTACAACCTCCCTCGGAGTCATCTGTGGGACGCGAAAATCAGCCGCACATCCTAAGCGGTGCTGAGAGCGATCTGACGAGCCTACGGCGTCATTCACCTGCTTAGACCGGAAAGCAGAGTTCACGAGTACGGGTTTGCCGACGGTATCCCGCACCATTTCCAGCAGTTGTGCGGTGCGAGTAAGGTTGCGAATCTCGTCTTCGCTCGGCGTGTTGTCCCAGCCATTGCGGGCCGCAGTCTCGGACGCAGTCATTTCAGCGAGTGAAAAGTGTGGTGCGAGTTTCATTTCTTGTCCATCATGTTTGTCTTTTGGCGGGAGCCGGACGAAGACCCGAGCCAAAACTGATACACGGAAGCGGTTTCTCGAGCGAGTACGCCCAGCAACAACATCATCACGTCCGAACCGGTGAGCTCAAAAAAGTTACCCGCCGCACCAATTAGCAAGAAAAAGAATCCCGCAATGGTCACGACCGACAATGCCGCCGGAACCCACGAACCGGATTCCTTAAACATCTGCCGAGCAGAGTTGCGGTCTGCGGCTTGCACCTCCTCGAGTTTGATGTCGAGCTCTTTCAGCTTGAGTTGCAGATCGGCCTCGGCCTTCTTGATCGCCGCGACCTGCTCGGGAGTCATGTTGCCGGAGCTCATCACCTCTTTGATCTTGTCTTGCGTTGCGCCCTCAAGACCGAGAGCTTTCCCGATAGCATCGACCGCCATTCCCCCGAGAGGACCGGTAAGCAGAGTTGCCGCAGTTGGAGCAAGTTTAGAAAGAATGTCGAGCATGTATCGGTTCCGGTATTTTTATGCAAATCATCTTATAGGCACTAACATTATCGTCGGCCTCCATCCGCTTTGCCACCATTTCATTGCGGAGCTCGCACTCTCGTTGGGTCGTCAGAGAATGGTCGTGAAAGAATTGACAATCGCCGGAGACTAAGCACATGAACGTGACCGCAAGAAACATTTCAGCCCCCTATTAAGAGAGAAATCATCAACCACAAAAGCAGTCCACCCGCACCCAAAATGAGAACGATCAAACCCCCAGTCATCAAGTACTCAACGAGCTCTTTGCGGCGGTGCTGTAATTCTTGCCGCTCTCGGATAGATTTCTCACGGATCTTGCGGCGTATCTCGTAAAACTCTCGGAGGCCATCCATCCCCAAATGCTGAAGGGAGCCATACAAAAACATATGCCGGATTTCGGCCTCGTATTCTCTTAGCTTGACTCGTGCGGTGTATTCGTCGAAAGCCTCTGCGGTCGCATTGCCCAGCTTTAACTTTTGGAATAGCTTCGGCTTCTTGTTCTCTTTGTGGATCGCTTGATCGAGGTCATCGACCGCTTGCGCCCATTGCGAGAGTTGCCCGAGTATGTCTTGCGCTTCCCGTCCAAACTGAACGGCTTTTTGGACTCCGGCCCATAAGGTTGAAACCGTTGCAAAGATAGTTACTGGGTCCACGCTTCATTTCCGCACAAAGTTTTCAAACACGGCATAAAGAGCGGTGCATCCCGCAACAATCCACAAAATAGGTTTTGCGGCAGAGGCTATCCATCCCAAAACAGTAAACGCACCCTTTACAGAATCGAACGCTTCGACCACCTTCACGGTGTTGCGGTCCAATTCATCGACCTTCTTTTCAACCTCAACGAGACGGTCGTATATCTGCTTGTGGGTAACTTCTTGCATACCTATATGTTCTCAGAGTTCCGCAGAAAACAGAATCATTTCCACATCACAGCAACGCCAGCCGAGACTGCAATGCCAAAGGCTATGTAGAGTTCCATCATTAACACGCCATTAGTACGCAGGGCACACAATACGAACCGTCTTCATAGGTGCAAGTCACATGAGTTGAGGTTACTTTAGCAATCGTTTTAGACCGCACAATGTCATCGCCCTGTGGTTTGGCAGTACCGTCACCAGCACTCATAAGCAGATCACCACGGGCAACCGTTATACCTTCAGCAATGCGGATAATTGCATCGCCAGTCATCCCAAGATTTATCTCGTCAATCTCGTGAGCCTCGTCATAAGTCCAGTTAATAAAGATTCCAGCAACATTGGGGTCGCCCTCAACATCCGAGACTTTGACTTTGTTTAACTGCTCATTGTCGCTAACAGAGGTTTCTTCTTTTACATCACCGACCGCAACAGTTGGGTTGCCTTTCTCGTCTACTGGCAACTCGTCTTCTTCAGTCCAGTAGGTTGTCGGTGCGATATAAACATTCATCTCATCGAGGTTTGACATCACCGTGCCTTTGAACAGAGGCGTGTGATCTTTGGGGGTTGTCAGTTGCGCCCAGCGAGATAAGTGACCACCGTTGTATGAAACAAGTGTGCCTGATACTGAGATGGAGCCTTCCTCTGTGCCTGCCTGTCTCAAAGAAACTAAAGTTCCATCACTTGTCAGTCTATTTACAATTAGCGGTTCTGCGCCATCTCTTGTTATTTGAACTAAACCATCTGCTCCGTTATAAATACCAACAGTTCCAATAGATGCAGTAGTTTTCCCAATAATCAAGTTACCGCTGGAGTCGATACGCACACGCTCTGAGCCGCCTGTGCCAAATGTTAGCGCAGTAGCGTTGCTTGTTGCGTTAATTAACGGACTGCCGGACGCATTTGTAATTGTTAATATATCTGAGCCACCACCGCCACCTCCGTTATTCATAACAAAATTGCCATTAAGAGACAATTTCTCAGCAGGACTACTCGTACCAATACCAACCTTATCCGCACTCGCATCCACAAACAATAGATTAGCGTCTGTATCACCCTCTACCCGAAAATCGACATCGGCCCCCGCATCGTTGAACACGACTTGCCCAGAGGTGTTTAGGGTTGTTGCTGAGACCGCAGAGGTCAGCGTGAACGTATCTGCGGTTTGGTTAATCGTTCCAATCGTGATCCACGCATCATTGTCAGCATTGCGGATTTTTAGAATGCTCGGGTCTGCCGCAGTATCCACCCATATTTGATGAGCAAACATTGTGGTCGGCTCGGTTGCTCCCGAGTTGTTAGAGACCACCGCCGCAAGAGCGTTGTTAAGGTCAGATCGGAAAGCAGGGAAACCCTGATTCGCGATTACATAGTCGTGTTGAGCCATTTTTTACCCCTAAGTGATTAGTTCGCCATAACCTCGGGCCACCCAGTCAAAGGTTCTGCTCACGACCGTCCCGCCCGAATTCTTAAACCTTATTGTAAAGCCTGAAGCCGATTTTGAGAGTATTTCGTAAAAGTCACCCGATGCTAAATTTTGTGCGGTGATCCCCAGCGCGGGAGACTCTTTGAACGGGTTAGAGAACGCCACGACATAACCTCCGGCGTCTGTTCCCGAGGTCAAATCTTCGTCGCTTAGACTGCGCTCGGGCATATCCACGGTTACCCGCAATAACTGTATGCCGGGGCTCGCGTTGGCATCATTGGACGTGAGCACCGCCTTAAACTCTAAGCCCCAGCCGAGATAATCCCCCACCACAAACTCGCGCCAATCCGTAAAGGTCGGTGAGCCGGTCGGGTCGTCGGTTGTACGCCGGACATAGAGAGCCACATTCACGTCGCCCTGCTCGTTGGCATCACCGTCAAACAGTCCTTCGCGATCATCAAACAATCCTTCCGCACTATCGAAGGTGTCCACATAATCGACCCTCTGCGTCTCCAAAACCGCAGTCACCCGACTCGTATAAACCGCACCCAAATTGACCGAATTCGCAAACATATACTCGCCCTCGGTCGAAACAGTACCGCCGCCACCGTCAAAGTCACCGTCCACGTCATCGAAAAGGCCGGAAATGTCGTCGAAATCGCTTGCGGTATCCAGCACCAAAAGACCCGAGTCGTTCACGAAGCACTCTGTTTTCGCTCCCGCAAACGTGGGGCTCTCTGTAATCGTCTCGACGAGATTGAGGTTCGGGATCGTGTCGATCAGCACGACCGAAGACGTGGAAGCGATTGACTGAATGCCGAGCTTGTCCACCGCCTTAATGAAGTAAGTTCCGGTCATTGCGGGAACCACGACCGACTGGGCCGGCCTCGGAACCTTCTGCACAATGTCAACCGCATTGGAGTAAGTCGCGCCGGTGGTGAGGCTTGAATGGCGGATACGGTAGTGAGAGAGGTCGAGATCGGTCACCGGAACCCACGACAAATGCGCCTCCGTCCCCACCACGTTGACCCCGAAACCCGTCACGTTTTGCGGTGGTGCGGTTTTGCCCACGACTTGATGCGAGCCCTCCACGAAGGCCGAGCGCACCCCAATAGCGTTGTAAGACCGCGCCCTTACGTTGTAGACGAGACCATCCCGCGCACCCACGAGCTCAAATATGTTTCCGGTCGCCTCACCGAGGTTAATGTATTGCGTGTCTGTGGATAACTTCGCTTGCACCTCGTAAAAGTCTTGAAAGGTGTTTTCGCCCGTCACCTCAACGACCAGCTTCGTGACCACTTGCTCGGCATTCACAATGAGAGTGTCAGAGATCGCGAGGCCGGGAGGATTGACAACAAACGGGTTTGGTAGATTCGTATTTGGCGCGAGGTCGATCTGCGTCTCATCCAAAGACCAATCGTAGATGCCCGAGGCCGTTTCCCGCAGAGTTAGATTAACGATAGGCGTGAGGCCGTTGTCGCCATCTGCGAAACTAAACTCCCACGTAAGCACCTCAAAGACCTTAGAGCTCCACCCGTACCGCTCAAACGTGAGGTTAACAGTATCACCGGGAGCCAGCGCAAAAGCGTTTCGAATATTGCACGACACATTGACCGCGATTTGTTGCCGCGCCTTTTCAAGCTCGATTCGGGAAAGCCTTTGGCAAGTTGCCGATGAGGTTGTAAACGGAAACTGAACGTCTTTCCAAATGCGCTCGCCATCTTCGGCCTCGTAGGTCGCATTTGTGACGGAAGGAAACGAGTAGGGTTGATAAGACTCAGCCGGCTCCGAGTAAAGCCCTTTGACCGCATTAAAAATGTCTCTGCGTGACTGGGACGCTTGCACCGAGATTTCTCCAACCACGTCGGCCTCGGTCAGAGTGATCGTCGGAGCGTAATATTTGGCGACCTTAATCACCCATCTGCCGCCCTGATAAGTCAGCTTGCCCCCGCAAGTGGTGAGCATTTTGGAGAGAATTTCTTGCGGTTGCTCAGAGGTCTGAAACGCCCCGTTTAGCGTATAACGTGACTCGCTCGAGGTGACAACCTCAATCGTCAATCCGGTCGTCGTGCCTTCCGTTAGAGCAATCAGAGCACCGTCTTCAGTTGCGGAAATGTCGCATTCAAAAGAGAACGGATTCGGGCCGGTTTGAAGCACAAACCCCGAGCCTTTGTATAGCGATCTCGGGTTTCGTATGTAATACGTCCCAGCCGATAAGCCGGTCGCCGTTCCGGTAAGCGTTCCGGTGATGACAATAGTTCCCATTAGCCCAGCCAAATCGGTGTTATTAAGTTGCAGTTTGTTCCGCACATTAACCAAAGTGCTCGCAACCGGATAAGTCTTCGTATTGACTTGCTCGTCGCAAACGTCTGCGGCATCCTCAAATGATTGCTCGTCGATTTCGTTTGCGGTGACGCCCATACCGTAATCTGTATTGAGCAAATAATCACGAATAGCTAGCGCGGCATTTGACGAGTATGCGGTGGTGGAGGTGCGCGGATCTTCGAGCTCTTTGCCGTAAACCTCAAACGTAAGATTTGGGAGACCGTTCGGGAATTTGTCTTGATCGTAAATTAGTTTGACGACCACCGCTTGCAGTCCCGAGAAAGTATAGGATGACGCATCCAACCCAGCCAAAAGGCTTGCGGGGAATGTCTTTTGAAGCGTGATCGCAGTCGTCGAGCCTTTGTAGTTGATCTCCCCAACCGTACCGTTCCACGTCACCGTAAAGGGATCGTCGTCAACGAAAATGGTTTGTAGATCGTAGCCGGAAGGCCAGCATGAATGACCCGCAATCCCGATAACCATATGAAGTGTTTCATTCTTATCGCCGGAGGTTCTCACATACAAAATGGGTCCACCGAGACGGGTCTTCCCGTAGACAATTCGTGTCGCGTCGTTGGGGCTCCGAGTCGTGACGAGTTGTCCTCGGATTTGCGCAGACAGATCGAAAGATTTGGGAGTCCCCGCAAGAAGTGTAGAGACCGCATAGGTTGAGCCGGCAATAACCGCAGAGGCCGTAACGTAGGCCGCAAACGAAACCCCCGCGGGAACTGCCGCCGGCAACAAATAGTACGTTCCGGTTGCAACCACCGCCGCAATGACGATGACTTTGAATAGGTTCTTGAAGAATGACATTATCCGGCTCGGCCCCAAATAATTTGACGGTCTTGAAGGCCAGCAACCCCACTCAGAGATTGATCGTTGGGAAAGCGTGTCTTTTGTTCTTCGTCCGTATAGAGTCGCAAACGTGGTCGCTCGAGATCAATCAGAATGTTTTCAATGGTGATTTGAACCGTTGCGGTCTGCCCGTTCTCGGAAATGGTCATTGTGTCCATTCTGCCGGACCAAACTTGATAGAGGTCGGTCGCGACATTGCTCACGAGTGCGCCAACATAAACCTTCGCAATTCGGCCTCGGTAGTTCTCACCTAAAACAAAACTGACAACCGTAGTGTTCAGCCCAGAGAAAGTCAGACTTAAACCGTTTGCAGAAAGGTCGGTGTTTTCCGTTGAGCTTGAGATTTGCATGACGAGACCGGAACCGGACCACGTTTCACCATCTGCCTCAATCTCGCCGTATCCCGTCCAAAAGCGAATCGTGCCACTACTGAAGGCCAGCTCGACCGCATAGAAAAGCTCTAGTTGATCTTTGCCAAACTCGGTCGCGAGTGCGGCAGGGAGCGAGCGAGACATTAGAGAGCCTCCCGCGCCCCGAAGGTCATTCCGTATATGCTTGCTTCGTCAATATCCCACGCCGCCGGAGTGGTGAGTCTGAAGTTGCCCTTTGGCGCCGAAACGGTGATTGCCGCATTGTCAGACGGAGAGCTCCGCAAAGAAGGCCAAATGGTAAACGTCGCATTGCCGGAACCGTCCGAGTTTGCGTCGTCTAAAATTTTATACAAATGAGCGGTAGCACCCGAGCCCAATTGAATGTAATCGCCGGCCTTTAGAATGCCGGTTTGCGAGACCGTCCACCCGTCCGTGACGAGCTCGTTGCCGACTTGCGAGCCACCGTTAACCAGCGGAGTGCCTGTCGCCACGCCTCGAGCGGTAGCCCCGAGCGGATCGCCCAAAAGAAACGTGCCAAACGGACCGTTTAGCTTCATCAGAAAAGTGACCCAATACTCAGCGTCGGCCCTTTTCATAGCTGGAAGAGTAACGTCAGCTTCCCAAAATTGTCCGGGATATTTATAGACCTGCTGGGACGCCGTGAAAGGTGACTGCGAGATCCCCACAATATCGTTTGCGGTGAGCCGCACCTTTGCAATGCCGGCAGTCGTTGGGAGGGAGAGAGGATAAGTAATCACACAAACGCCTTCGCAAATGTTCCACCGCGTCGCTTCGCATCTGCGACCGCACCCTTAGTCGCGTCCAAAATCTTTGGCATCATATTCATCACTTCAGCCCGTACAGTCTGCGAGACTCCCGCAGAGAGGTTGATCGTTTGGTTGACCACTACAGTACCACCTCCACCACCCTCAAGTTTATTGTTTGCGACGATTGAGCCACTTGAATTTGGCACAAATAACTCCGGCCCCCGCTCGCCAACCATATAAGGTCGGTTGACTGAGACCGGACCGCCCATCGCACGAGCGGAAACCCCCGCAGTTTGTAGAGGTCCAAAAATAGCGTCAGCAATCGGGCCGGTGATGGTCCTCTGAATATAGATCCGAATGAGGTCCGAAATGATGCTGGTCGCCAGCGACCTAAACGCATCTTTGACCGTAACCGTTCCCATAAAGACCCCAGCAAGAGCGTCCTCTAAGCCCTGCAAACTTCGGACCGCAACATTATCCAATTGGTTACTAAGATTG